CATCATCAATATATACCGCATAAAAATGCACAGTTATGTGAACGGCGACACCCGCGCGCGCCGCGCGAGGGCGCCGGTGCCCTAGAAATGCGGAATGGGCGTGCCTAATAGCTATGGCGTGACAGCAATAAAGTGACGTCACCGACATATTGGCGCCGGCGCGCCCGTAATTTGCATCGCTTACTGGATAATTGCACTGGGCGGAACCAGGAAGAAAATCCAGGTGTCCGGCGCCAATTGCAGGGTGTTCCGTGTAAATAAGCGGTTAATTGCGCTGTTCAAGGGTCACGCTATTTTCGCTGACCTCACTGCAGTTTCTGAGACCGTAGCTCACGTCTCCTTCTCGTGCTAAAAATTTATCGGCTGTTTCAGAATTGCCCGCGTCAGCTCGAAAGAGGGCAATTACTGTTTCAATTGGATGCACGGGTCGTGAATCAGCTTTATGGATCTCCGCGTGTCGTTCAAAGTTCGCGGTCCGGTAATTTTCCTATGGTTTTCTCTCTTCCTGGTCGATGTCTTAAATTGTTTTATGACGTTCGGTACAGTATATAGACATGGAGAGCGCGACGTATGCGGTGAGCTACGTTGCGGACGGCGACGGCGGCCGCAAGTGCTTGTTCGTCCCGCAGCGCGTGGTGCTCCGACTCCTGCCTCCGCCGACGAAGCCCCTGGGCCTCGACTTCTCGAAGGCTAACCCGAAGCCCGTGCAGACCGTCATCCACAGCTTTCCCGAAAGCCCTTGGTGCGAGACCGTTTGGTACGGCGCCATCACGCAGAGCGAATTAAACCAAGCCTTGTGGGACATTGCGGAACAGCTCTGAGCAGGAGGAGGTAGATATCACCCTTTCCGTTTTTTCTTTTCCTCTTTTTTCTTTTTTCTTCCGGTGACGTTAGGACTCCGTCCGGTTGCCGAGCGGTGGCGAGCTGAATGGACGGGGCGATGCAGCGACCTGAGGACTGCGGACGCGGCTCGAACGACACGCCGGTAACCCTGCGCTACCGAAGACATTCTCCGTACGCCTCGCCGCCCATGAGAGCCACTTCGGGAGCCGCCGGTTACGACTTGTGTAGCGCGGCGGACGTGATCGTGCCCGCCCAAGGGCGAGCGCTGATCCCGACCGACCTGTCCTTCGAGTTCCCGAAGGGGGTCTATGGGCGTCTCGCTCCTCGTTCGGGGCTGGCGGTGAAACACTTTATCGATGTGGGGGCGGGCGTGATAGACGGCGACTATCGAGGCATCGTGTGCGTGCTGCTGTTTAATTTCTCAGACAGCGATTACCACGTGCGGTGCGGCGATAGGGTCGTGCAATTGATTCTAGAAAGACACCTGATTGCCGATTTGCATGAGGTCGACCACCTGCGTCCGACCGAGCGCGGCGACTCCGGTTTCGGTTCCACCGGCGGGTTTTGATTTTCACGTTTCGTTTTTCGGGTTGTTCCGTTTAGGGGCAGTCTGCGGTCTCGACCGGAGACGAGGTTTTCGGAGACGAGGTCGATTTTGCTGCACGTGTGACCGCGACCGTCTTAGCGGATAACGACGCGTCGGCCGACTGCTCCTGCGGTTTAGACACGGGGAAAAACGTCTGTTCGCTGCTCTCCTGTCACTGTGTCATTCTTTAGGTATGATCGTTTGCCTGTTGCTGCTCGTTCATCAGATCGTGGAATTCGTAGATGCCGCGTTGGGTTACCGGTTCTGTCGCGACGTTCCGCCCCCGGAGTTAGTGTGGCAAGCGCACGAGACTCTCAAGCGCTCTCTGTCCAGAGCCGTCTCGGAGGACAGAGAGGAGGTCGCTGCCGCCCTTGCGGAGATCGGAGATGCCGAGAGCGTGGGCTTGGGTGCTTCGGTTAGACGAGTGGGTGCTAATGTCCCTGCTGGCGGCGTCGCTGGTGATGGTCGCGTGGGGGCTGCTGCTGATATTTGTCTGTGATCTCGATTTGCGGCATTACCCCCGAGAGCTGCTCGACTACTACTTTATGTACGAAACGTTATGTAGCGCTTAACCGAACGGAACGACACCGAAAAACGAATTTTTCTACGCTTCTTTTTCTCCTTTAACGATGAGTGGTAATAAATGATTCAAAAAAAAACATTCGCGATGCATGACGACTTGTGTGTTTTCCCCTCTCTAGAATCAAAAGGATGTCTGGTACCGGGAGTTGGTATTGGGACCTGGTCATTTCGCTAATATCCAAGGGAATCGTTAGTCCCGAGCAGTGGTTTCACGTCGACCGCGCCGCGTACGTTTGCTACGGCAAGCGCCGGCGCGACCGGCTGGACATGAAACAACTCTTTCGGGATGTGAGGAGACACATGTGCTGGACCAAAAGGGTCGGGGATTACTTGACGGATCGCAATCTGGAGGGCCTGTCTATGTCCGACAACCCCGTGTTCCGCATACTGGCGCGCTGCGGCTACGACCCCGCTTTCGTGGGTTCGGTGATCTTAGCCTGGGCTTTCAGAGAGAACGGGACGCGCAACACGCTGTGGTTGCGGGGTCCGCCCGAGAGCGGTGCCCCGTACCTGGCCGAAGCCCTGGCGTACAGCTCTCCCTTGGTGACGTGCGTGGATTGGCGTAACCGCTCTAACCCGTTCGACCGAGGCATGGAGACGCTGTTGTTTTGGTGGGATGGCGGGCACGTGCCCGAAGCTTCGGTGGGGTTCTGCATGCAAGTGTTTAGGGGAGAGTCGGTGATGATGCCTCGCGGCGAGGACGGGCGCCTGGTCGAGCTGCCTCGCACGCCCGTTCTCGTGTATTCGAGACACGATATGAGCCGCGTGATGGTGAGATGGGGTCAATATACCGACGACTACGCGGATGCCATACGGGCTTCGATGTATTGCCTGCGGTTCGAGCCGTGTGAGGAGGGGGAGGGAATTTCTGGGGTGACTTGCGAGGACGTGCGCGCGTTCCTGACGTGGGCTTTGCCTAGACGCGTGCCCGTGCCCCCGGACGTGTTTGATCTCAAGTGTGACTAACGGTGTGTATGCGTGCGTGCAAGCAGAACGCTGACTACAGAGAGCAATAAAGAACACTAATTCAACAACATTTGAGTGCCGTTTAATTTTTTATTTGACAAAAGGGATAGCAAGTGATTCTGATTCGAAAGGGGAGGTTGTTCACGCCTTCTTGTAGATGGCGACAGATTTCCATCAGGCGTTCGTTGCCGTAGGTGGGGGTGATGAGGACCTGAAACCCTCCGGGGATGCGGCCTACGGAATAGTGATTTCGGACGGCGCGGTGCGTCAACAGATCGCAGAGATGGGAGAGGGGGTTGGCGATCCAGCGGAGGGTTCCGTCGGGATTTCGGTCGTTGGAGATGATGAGGAAGTTGAAATTGGTGATGTTGGCGAACGGGAAGGGGTTGTAAGCTTGCTGAGCGGTGAAGTACTCCTGGACCGTTTCGAGCCAGTAAGCGACGACCACCTTGCAGGTGCTCTGACACATCAGGCTGTGGGGCTTGTCGCAATTGCAGTCGTATCGCACTTGGGGGAAAGGTTGTTCGTCGAGACTATCGGTGGTGATCCAAAAGCTGTTGAAGAGCCGGCATCTGGCGCGGGTTCTGGGCATGCAGAAGTCGGGCAGCACCTCTTCCAGAGTGACGGTGTCTTTTCTGAGCCAGGGGAACATGCGCTCTCCTTTTAGGAACTCCATGAAGCGTAGGTCTAGGGCGAGGTGGGCTGGCGCTACCAAGAAAGCTTGGGGGAGATGGAGCGTGCACGAATGCGCGAGTTCCTGTCGAGGAGAGAAACAGGGTGGGTCAACAGAAAGAGACGACTACGGCGTGGGGAAAGTGTTTGATGACGGCGAGGAAGCACGGCATGAAACTGAAGTGCCTGTGCGAGCGCGGGATGTCGATGCGGATGATGTTGCGCTGCGCGGAGATGCGTGCGAAATGACTCGGGGAATCCAGGTAGAGATTGATGATCATGTCTAAGATGGCGGTGGGCGGCAAACGCCGACAACGCCCGCAGTGGTTGCAGAGCGTGTTGACGTAGCGATCGAGGTGGATGGGGAAAGGTTCCTCGAGCGGAGGATTTTTAAGCAGACGTTGATACCACTGGGTGGCCAGAAGCGAGGCCAGAGACTGACAGAAGAGAGACAGGGGCTCTGGACACTGGCACGAATATTCGGCCGTCCAGCGGTTGATCCAGGCCGTGCCGGGCCGCTCGGTGACCGTTTCGATGCGGAAAGTGGATCGGAACGGATTGAGACGGAAGGGGAAAGAGCGCTCGGTGTAATGGGTTTCGTCGTGAGGGAACGGGAACAGGGCCCTGCCGTTTAGAAAAGCTAGGAAATGTTTGTCGAGTAGCTGCAGAGCGGATATTCTTCTAACGGGGGAATCGACCACGACGCGATAAGTGTGGTCGCGGGCCTCGCCCAGGTTGTCGTCCGCCCAAGAGACTCTTACGTTCGGCAACCGCCCCGGGGTCTGTAAGAAAAACGAATAGACGTGTTTTTATTTTTCAACGAAGAAAGCGTTCTTTATTACGCGTTATCGCGAAACCGGGTTCAAACTCCTTATTTTTAAAATTCGGGAGAAATTTTCTGACACGTGACGCAATGCCGCCACTCGCGCTTGCAGTGCACGGACGTGGCGCACGCCTCGCTTTCCAGACCGGCAGAAGAGACGTAGTCCTTGAGCTCCTGCCTGGGAGAGTAGCACGGAGGCACTTGCGAATGACAACCGTCGAGAAAGAGGACGGAAACGCTTCTGCAGATGAAGCCGGCGGCTAGGGCCGGATTGATGCAGTGAATAAGCATAGGCGTGGAGGGTATGTACACGGGACTGTTGTTGACGTAGCACGTGGAGGGGTTCCCTTCCATGATGTGGAGCGTGAGGGCGGAGGGCTGTTCTTCGACGAAGGGTACGCAGTAGACGGCTGCGTGGGGGGCGGCCGAGGCCAGCCGGGAGAGATCGTTCAGTTCGCAGTCCACGATGGCGGTGGGGAAGCACGAGACGAGCGTGTTGAAGAGCACTTTGGCCGAGGAGAGCCTACCGCCGCACAAGACGAGCGCGTTGATGTCCCCTCGGAGCCACCGCTTGATGGTGACGGCGCAAACGTCGGGGTCGTATCCTTCCTTCTCGAGAAGTTGGTAGAACCAGTTTTCTCGCGCGTTGTAGAAAGCGAATTTGAGGGAGTCGGAGCACTCGACGGGCAGTTGGGCGTACAGCGTCTTGTCGCTGCCGAATCGGTCGCTCAGGGCTTTGAGTACGTACTGTTTTTCGTCGTCGCGCAGATTGTGTTTGTCGTAGCGCTTAGGCGACCACTGAGCGTCGCTGGCGACTCCCTCGCGGAACAGACGCTCGACGAGCAGATCCATTTGGGACAAGGTCTTGTCTGACGGAGAGCCGCCGCTGCCTTCTATGGAGGGGGTGGACGGAGTGTCTGGAATACAGGGGAAAGTTTCGAAGTCTAGCTGCTCCGGAGTTGCCTCCGCGTCCGCGACGGGCGAAGGATCGGCGCCGGAGTCGAAAAGTTCTGAGGAAGCTTTCCTTTTATTCTGCAAGATTAGAGAGGATATGATCAAAGCGGAGCCTGCAAGTCGGACAGGGCGGGTCAAGCCAACTGGTCGAGCACAAGACACCGAATTCGTTCTTGCACTCGAGGTCGTTTTCTCCCTCGAGTTCCCTAATCTGGCGCAGGTATTCTACGAGTTCGCAAGGCAGGAAAGAGATGCCGTCGCTTTCGGTTTCGAATCTTAGGATAAGGTGGAACTGCGGGTTGGTCGGCAGGGTGTCGGGTTTGGGCAGGCTGTTGAGACGAACGATGCACTTGATTTCTCCGACATCGACCAGGTCTCCGCGATGGGGGACGGAGAAGGCGTGTCCCTTAAGGATTTCGTTGACGAAAGGGTTCCTAAAGGGGAGGTCGTGCTGGACGACGGGAAAGTAGATGAGCTTAGTGGTGTCCCTGACCGGGATGAAGTCATCGAGTTTGAATTCGTTTAGGTGTGCGGTGAGGACGCAATGGAACATGCGTATGAGAGAGTTGGCGAAGATGTCGGCGCAAGAGGTGGGGTTGCCTACGATGTAGATGGTGTTGAGGGTTTCCCGTAGCTGAGACAGCTTGTAGTCGCTCAACCACTTGCCTACCATGTAGACGAGACTGGTGAGATTGAACCCCTCTCTTTCGGCGATGTTTAGGAGCCGCCTGTTCCCTCCGGGAGGGAACTGGAATCGAGAGTTGTTCATGAGGGTTTGGTAGAGGCTGTATCCGCAGTAAATCTTGCGGGCCTCTCTGAGGAGCAATTGACAGTGGGAGGCGGAGGCGCCGTGTCTGGCGTATTGCTCGGCGTCGACGCACCTCCATTCGGTTTCGGTGAAGATGCTCCTTTTTTGTAAGCTGTAAGCGGTGTCCGTGAAGCTGTCAGTGCCGCGCCGAGGGCTCTGACGGTGATTCTGGAGGGGAAGAAGATACAAGGGGTTCGAATACGGTTAGTTTGGGTCTCTTTTCTAGCTTTCGCCGATGGGTTTCGGCGAACTTAATAATGAGCTTGGAGGCTTTGAGGAACCTTTCCTGAATGTTAATGTTTAGAGGGAGGATAGAGTATCGCGGATCGAGAACGCACCAGCGGAACGAGTCCGACACGGGGTCGGGCGTGTACGTGATCCAGCTAAACTTTTGGTTTTGCTGGAGATAGGCGAAGTAAGCTTTGAGCAGGACGACGAGGTCCTTGCTGATGTTGTGCGCGAAAGAGTATAGGAAGCGAGAGAATTGGAATTGCGGGATGTGACAGGACAGGATGTGTATTTTCGCGTTGACTTTGAGCGTGGGAACGTTGCCTATGGCCGTTCTGGGAGCGACGTTGTGGAGGACGACGAAGATGTAGAAGGCGGTGCAGTGAGCGGAGCGCGCGAAAAGCTTGGATGGGAGAGCATGAAAGAGGACGGAGACGCTAGAACCCGAGCAGAGTTTGTCCATGCACTCGTCCATGACGATTGCGATTGGCCCCCGCTTGGAAGCTTGGACGTAGATGTTGTCGGGGTGCTCTATGTTGAGGTTCTCCGAAGTCGTGGCTTCGTCGTACGTGAGTTCGACGAACTCTGGGTTGAAGGTGCACGTCCTGGGCGCGAACGTTCCGTCGTCCTTGCAGTCGTAGTTGGACTCGAGGAGCTGGAGGTTCCAGGCCGTCTGCTCCACCGGCGGTATCATGTTCTTCTCCGGGGTGACGAAAATCACCGTCTCCGGGATCGGTTGGAGCATATTGCAGGAGATCAGCGCTCTGAGCAAGTGGCTCTTGCCTGACCCGGTGGGTCCGTAGATGACCCCTATGACGGGTTGTTTGCCCATGTTGAGCGACGGTAGTTGTCCGTCGACGAGATACTTGCTGTCGTCCCGCTCCTGCCGCTCTACGGCCGCTTGAACGTCCAGAAACTTGTCGTCCACCCCGCCCAGGCTGTAGAATTCGTCGAAGCTCGGAAATGATAGATCGCGAAAGAGATGAGGCGCTAGGTCTGCCGCTCCCGCGTACCACCCTGTTACCCGTTTGTAGAACTCGCCCGCTTCCAGATACTCTTCTTCTCTGTACCGCCATGACGTCCTCTTGCCGTGGGAGCTGCCACTCGACATGGATCGGTCAACACTCCTCCAGCAGAGCGAGGAGGTCGTCACACTCTTCTAGCGAAAGACAGGGGTCTAGGTCGTTTTCTAGGAATTCGTTTTCGTCGTTTAGCTCGTCGAAGAGCTCCCAGGGAGTTTCCTCCTCCCGAAAGCGCAGAGGCGCCAGGGGTTCTTCGTGGCCCACCAGGGGGACTTTCCTGACGTCGTCGGCGGTGCGCGGGTTCGGGTGCTGGGTGTCGTAGGGGTACAGGAAGTTGCCGTGCTGGTACTGCGTCAGGTCCTTCCAGGGCCTCAGGATGCGGGTGAGCTGCTCGTTGTGGATGGTGAACGGGTCGTAGCGGCTGACCTTGTTGAGGAGCGTGGTTTTGAAGATGGTTCTTCGGGTGTGCAGCTCGGGAACGGAGCTGGTCGCTCCGAACTGCTGGTCCTCGTATCTCTGCCAGCAGCGCTCGAGGGTCTCATATATAAGCTCTGCCTGACGATGTCCCTTGGACCTGATTTTACCGGAACCCACGTGACCGCACGCGGGATCCAGACAAACGGCGTCCTTGAGGCCGTAAAGTTTGGGAGCGAGGAATATCGCCTCGGAGCTGTACGTGTCGCCCCCGCAGCGTTTGCACTTGATGTCGCAATCGCACGCCCAGTAGAGGGCGGGGTTTTCCGGGTCGAACGTGAGTCGGGTGTGCGGTCCTTTGAGACGGTGTGCGCCGCGCTCTTTCATGCGGCGGTAGCCGGATGCGGTGGTGAATATACTGTCGGTGTCCCCGTAGAGGGTTTGGGGTTCCCTTTCTAGTAGGTGTCGACCTCTGTCCGGGCCGTGCAGGATGTCGCACCAGTCGCTGAAAAAGGCGCGCGACCACCCGAGGACAAAGCACGCTATTTGCGTGGCGTAACGGTTGTTGGACACCTGTTTGTCCAATTTTTCTAGGTGTAGGACGGTCAGCGCTTCCGGCGGTGCGTCCAGCAACCGCATGGTCTTGAAGACGGTTTCGTTTGCCGCGGCGTAGTGGGCGTGGCCACCGTCCGGGGGGTCCTCTATAAAAGGGGGCGCCGCGCCGGCCCCGGCGTGCAGTTCGCGATCGACTTCCGCCAGCGTGGGGACGTCGTCTTCGTCGTGAACGGTAAGTGCTTGTTCTACGGCCTTACCGGCACTCTCGCCTTCCTCTGTTTCTTCCTCTTCCTCCTCCTCCTCCTCCTCCTCATCTTCCTGACCGCTGTCACCGCTGTCCGGCGCCGCCGAGCGAAAGTGACGACGCAATCCTCGCGACGTAAAGTTTTCTTCGGGTGGGGTCGCGGACGCGGGCAACACGTCGGTGCCCGTGAGGGAGTTGTCGTTGAGCAGCGTCACGTGACGCACGATTTGCGTGCCGTTGTAGATGCCTTCCCTGTCCTCGTCGTCCAGGTCCTGTTCGAAGAGAATTTTGGTGGTGTCCATGTTGGTCGCGAAGGCGCCGTAGAGGGCGTTGCTAAGCATTTTGGAGATGGAGCGCATGACCTCGTTTTTTTCTTTGTCTGCTTTTTCTTTGGCTGCGATGTTTTTGCCGACGTAGTCGGCGCAAATGGTTTTCCACTGAGGGAAAACGATGTTCATTTCGTCGTGCAGGACTGTGACCTGCCATCCGCGGTTATGCAACGTGATGATGTCGAGGACGGTGATGACCTCGTCGTACAGAGGCTCGTTCGTCCAAACGAGCCGACCGCCGCGTCGCGAACAAATGGGCGGAAGCGGGTCGAGTTGTTCGGGGTCGGGGGGATAGGCTTCGATTTTCAGGATGGACGGTTTGATTCTGGGGTCGAAATAACTGAGGGGCCTTTCGGATTTCATGAGCGCGTTTAGCTCTTCTACGTGGGCGGCCGTGAATTTGGGATCGAGCGGCATGCCGTGCGGCATGGGGTGTGTGAGGGCGGACGCGTACATTCCGCAGATGTCGAACACGTAGACGGGGTGTCGGTAAGGCCCTAACACGCTGGGGTAGCATCGCCCCCCTCGCAGCGCCTGTCGGATGTACTTGAACATGGCTCTGTGAGGGGCGTAAACCTCGGCGACGAAGTCGGGGGACGGTTTTTTCTTCTTTTTCTTGCTTTTGGAGCTTTTCTTGCCGCGGTTTTCCTTGTCGTCGTTGTTTTCGCTCGCGGCTACTGCTGGCGATTCAGCGGCAGCGGTGGCGGAACGGCTCTCCTGTTCCCGGACGTACGCGGAGAAGGTGAGTTGCTTCCAGAAGGCGTGCGTGTTGCTCGGTATGGTGGGTCGCGTGAAGATGTTGAAGTGGCCGTCCATGCCGAGTTCTTCCCGAAAATAGGTGTCGTAGCTTTCGAGGAGGGTTTTGGCCAATTTCTGGGTGACTCTGACGTCTTGCATGCAGTATTCGAGACAGGCTTGGACGATGTCGTACGGTTTTCCGGGGTGGTTTTGTCGCCAGAGGGCTTTTTGCTCGTCGATGACGTTGGGGTCTTCCCAGTAGCGGGCGACCGGGAAGCCGTCCGAGTCCTTGTCGAAGGCGCCTAGGGACACGTGTTCGTTGATGGCTTGGTAGGGACACTCGCCTTTGGACAGTTCAAGGGCGTACGCGGCGGCCGCTTTGGAGAGCTTGGCGCCGCTGGTGAGCTGCAGCGTGTCTCGGACCATGAATTGAACGGTGACGGAGCGAGAGTCTTGGTGGGCGACGATGCCTTTGGCCCACCGATGCAATCTGGTGGGGTCTTTTTTGATGTAGTTGGGGTTGGGCATGTGGAATAGGATGTCGTTAAAGAGGAGTCTGCCGACTCGAGGCATGAAAAATCGTTCGCATTTGCACGCCTCGGGGAAGAGTTCCCGCTTCTCTACGATTTCGGTGGCTAGGAGCAATTCGTCGAATTTGCAGATGTTGTGTCCAACCACGATGATTTGAACGCTGTAAAAGTCTTCGGGTAGCGTGAGAGGCTCGGTCGGGTCGGCAAATAGCTCGTAAGGGATGCGGTAGACGGAGCCGTAGCGTCCTTCGCTCATGATTTTGTCGCAGTATTCGCGATTGGCGCGACAGTACCGGTCTACGAGGTTCTCCGCAAAGTACTGTTGCAGGCGCGAGCGGTAGGCTCGGAAGCGTCGGGCGACCGCGCCCGGACGCGTGTCGAGCCAGTAGAAGCCTTCCTCCAGCTCTTTGAGATGGGGGTCCATTTGCGCTAGCCTGACGGCGATCCGGACGAGCTCGGGGTCCCCGTTGAGCATGAAACAGAGCATGAACGGGTGCATGCGTTTGCCTTTGGTCTCGAAAACGGTGTACGTTTCGATGTCGTAAACCAGAAAGAGCTGTTTGACGTGGGGTTTCTGAGCGGGACAGACGAATCGCACGTGCTGCCACAGATCTCCGCCGCTCTTTCGGACGGCGTGGTAGAAAAAGGCGGAGCGGCGCTCGTTGCAGGTGTGGGCGCGTACCCAGTGTCGTCCGCAAGTGGGGCACGTTTGGACGGCCGTTCTGCTCGTGATCCAGATCCATCGGTCGTCTTTATCGCGCGCGATTAGCATGGGAGGCAACGCGGGAGCGTCTCGTTCGGCGTAGCGGCGTATTTCGGCCTGTTTTCCTTTGAATCGGATGACCCCGATGTAAGCCGGTTTGAAGTCGGTGAGTCTGTCTATGGGGCTTTCGGCGTAGTGGCCGTAGTCGATGCGCTCGTACGCCCGCGAACGGTGGGAGGCGAGCAGAAATCGGTGCAGTCGCAGGAATTTTTTGAGGCCTTTGTGGAAAACGGACGGTTGGAGACGGAAGGGTTCCTTGTCGATGTAGTAGACGTTGGCTCTCAAGGGGTCGCCTTTGTTGCTTCTGAAGGCTTTTTTGCATTTTTCTGCCTGTTCGGGGGTTAACGTTTTGATGAGTCGGGAGTCGTCGGGGCCTAAAATGGTGTTTTCTAGCGGAGGGGCGTCGTTTCGACTCATGTTCTCATACGCGGAGGGACGTGACGCGCGATGGCGGCGTCTCGGTCGCGTTGTCGGAGCACTTGCTGCAGGTTGTTGACGATGCGTTCGTTGGTGCTGATGGCTACGATGCCCCGGAATTTGATGCGGTAGCTGATGTCGATGCTGTCGATGAGCTCTTCGTTGAGGTTTAGTTGCCTGAGCACCTCTTCGATGTCACCGGAACGGTCTCTGTATTGAATATCGGACAGAAAAATTTGTTGATCCGCCTCGTCCATGCCATCGAATTGCCCGGTACGCTCGACCATGAGTAGGAAATCCCTGAGGATACGGTTCCACAAGGTTTCGAAAATGAGCGAGGGGTTGGATTGCTCGCTCCATATGCGCCTGAACACGGGTTCCGCGTTGACGTCCCACCCTACGATTAGAACCTGCAGGGTGGCGACGTCTACGTAGAGCCTGAACTGGCGGTCCGCGACGAACTGCGTGTAGAGATAGAATAGAGTGGAGGCCACGTGCTCGGCGAGGAAGAAGTACAGGACCCATTTTCGCAGGAAAGACTCGGTGACGAGCGCGACGTCGGACTCGCGCGTTCGGAGGAGAAGGTCGTAGAAGGCGTTCGCGAAGCGAAACAACGTGTGTCGCTTGGCGGGGCCGCTGAGTTCCTCCTGAAGAGCGTCTATGGCTTCGAGAGCCGTGCGAATCACCTCGTCCAGGAGGGCTTCGTCTTCGCTCGCGCCGCTCTTTTCCGCTCTTTCCTCTTCCTCTTCGTCCTCTTCGTCTTCGCCCCACCGCGGGGCTTCGTCCGCGGCGGCCGCTCCGAGCGGCGCGGGCGTCTCTTGTCGTCCTTTTTTCCTTCCCCGCGTGACGCGCGGCAACCGGTCCACGAAATTCTGCACCGCTTTGCGCCGGATGCGCCTCGCTTGCGCCGCCGTGATGGCTCTGCCGTGGCGGTCTCTCGCTCTCAGCCCGGGTCTGTCGGGCACGCGCCTGTTTCTGAGGGTGATCGCGCCGCCGACGAGAGTGCGCACGTTTTCCGCGGCCGCGGCGGCGGCGCCCGCCGCGTCGGTGTCGGGACGGGAGGCTAGAGTGCTGACGAAACATCTCACCATTGTGTCCGCAGGTTCGTCGCCCCTGCGTCCGGAGCGATTTCTGGGATCTCTCATCGCTCGCCTGATCAGCGCTTGCGTGTCTAGATCGGCGAACGCGTCCGTGAAGAGCGTGAGCCACTGTTCTTCTCCGTAGACGTCTGATCCAGGTAAGAACCGATACGTATTTTCCGTGGTAAATATGTCGTACGCGTAACAGAATAAGTAGTGACATAGGCTGACTCTGAGGCGCCTGATGGCCTCGAGCAAATTTGCGTCGCGCCGCGAAGCGGCTCTCAGTAGAATTTGGTCTTGCAACCCTCCCGCGCCGCTTCCCGTGAGGTATTGTGCGCGTTCTGCCGCGTCGGGGGCGACGGCGTCTGCCGAGGCGGCGCGCACGACGGCTCCCGATCGGGTCACGTTGAGCCCTCTGCCTCGGAGATGCACTTGAGCCATGTCGTTGGCGATCCGGTCCATGAGTACCGCGTCGTGCATCTGTTGAAAGCTATCGTGAAAGTTTTCGAGGTCCAGAAACCTCATGTAGGCGCCGACGTTGACGCTGTACGAGCAGTCTGTGAGACACGTCCAGTACAGCCTGCGGGTCTGCTGCGTCGTCGGACTACTGTCGTACCCCAACTGCATAAACACTCGGTTTTCGAAAAAGTAATCGTTGAGCGCGCGGTGCATGCGCTGGTAGCCGAGCAGCAGGTGCGGCGGAGGCAGGTGGTTGTAAGGGTATCCAGCGACGTTGGGTCCGTCCGGAGAGAGGTCCCTGAGTTGCAGCAGACGGTAGTCGTACAGCGCGCTGACGAGGGAAACGCTACGGGGATGCACTAGAGCCGCCTGGTCTCTGATCGTGGGAAAGTCGGAGGTGATGACGGGTTGACAAAACCGCACCGTGTAAAAGCTCTGTCCGGTGAGCTCCGCGAAGACTCTGTAAGCCTGAAATCGAGCCCTAACATTTTTAGAGTGGTGTGTTCGCCGCCAAAAACATGCACCCGGTGTTACAAAACGTTCGGAACGCGAGCGCGGCAGCCGGCGCCGATGGACCGCCTTCCCGCCATCATCATCCATATCAGCAACATCATCAACGTCGCGATGCCCCAAGGACGCCGCAACATCAACAGCTACAGCAACATCAGCAGCGCTACGGCCAGTCGGCGCCTAGCCGCGGGCGCGTCAGGCCTCCCACGCCGCCGCGCTACCCGTCCCAACACGCTCTGCCCGCGGCCGTTTCCGATTCGGAAGCGCCGCCGACGTTGGAAGAGGGGGATGAGATGGGACCGCCCGTGTGCGGTATAGCCGCGGGCGCCGACGTGGACGAGATTAGGATGCAGGAGCGAGAGCGTGCGAGGAGGGGGGCCGTCCCCGAGACGAACCTTTTCAAAACGAGCAGGGACTCGCTGCCTCAAAACGACTACGAGAGGGAGGCTATGTACCGGTCGGGTCAGGCTTTAACGCTGGACCGCCGACGGGTGTTGACCGCTAGGGATTTCGAGTACGGGGAAGGGGAGGACCCGTCGTTCACGCCGGGGGCGAACCATTTGCGCGCCGCCGAGCTTAAAAGGGCCGCCGAACAGACGGCTTTCGGGGAGGAGATGAGGAACAGCTGCCATCAGACGCGGTTGCGCACGGCGCTGTTGCGCCCGGAGCTGCCGGCAGGCATTTACTACTTGTACGATTTCGTGCAGACGTACGTAGACCACCCGGACGGCCGCGTTAAGCTAAACCCGCAGCTGATGCTGGTGGCGCAGCACGCGGGTAACACGATGTTGGCCCAGCGGTTGTGGACGATCGCTGAGGACAAAAACGCGTGGCTGAGGGACTTGATAGAGATGGCGTACATGATAGTGAACGACCCGTACTTGACGACGGAACAGCAGTTGGCCGCCGTGTGCACGACGGTGGTGGAGCTGAGCATGAAGTACGCGAAAATAGCGGCCAAAAACGGCTACCCGTCGATGGCTCAGATGGCGAAGGCCCAGGAGTTTTTTTACCGCGTGATGGAAGCGGTGTTAGACTTAGGGGTGCAGGTAGGGGTTTACAACAACCGGCCGGTACGTTTCCGCCAGAAGCGCATCGGCGAGCTTCCGCAGATGTCTGACGCGGACTACATGTTCGGTTTGACCCAGGCGCTCGAGAACAGGCCTCCTCAGGGCGAGTCTTTCCTGTCGGAGGACGAGGAGGACGAGGAGGAGGACGGTCCCATCGGTCGCTGCGACGAGGCGAACGCCGAATACGATGACTACTACTGAGTCTTTTCTGGCCCTGGCGCCCTCGGGGCGCGAGGAGGTGGCCGAGGCGTTGAATTCTCTGCCGGATGGGGCGGACGCGCGGTCGCTGCGACACGCGCCTTACGCGAATCGCTTGCTTAAGCTGCAGACAGCTATGGTGCCGCCGAAGATAGACGGCACGTCCGAGCGCGTAGCGGAGGTGGTCAAGGGCTTAGCGGATCAGGGGGCGATCTATCCCGATCAGATGGGGGCCATTCATTCCGACCTGCTTAACCGCGCGTACACTTGGAACTCGATGGGCGTTCAGGAGAGCATCCAGGCTCTGGTGAACGACGTCATCCACGGGCAAAACAAGGCGCTGCAGGACGAGCTTTCGCGCACCAAAGAGATCGCGAACGCGTCTCTGCTGACTCAGTTTTACGATAGCATTTACAAAACGGTCGATAGAGGGCAGCGTAACTTCGAGGGTTTCAAGAAGCTGCTGCGCCTCTTCGTGAATAACGTCCCGAACGCCGAAGTGTACGGCTCGGGCGGCTCGTTTAGCATGCAAATTAATCTGGGAGGCACGAGTCAGAACATTAACCTCACCAACGCATTCGAAAACTTGAAAGACATCTGGGGAGCGCGGTGGGATGCGGTTAACAACCCGCGCATCGGGGCTCTCCTGACTCCTAATACCAGGGCGCTGCTGTTTTTCGTGAGCGCGTTCTACGATTACGGGGCGATGGAGCCCGGCAGTTACTTGGACAACATCTTGAGGTTGTATAAGGAAGCGATCAGGGCGGACGTAGACGCCGAGGGCGACGCCGTGATGGAGCTGGGCGAGGCCGGCGCCAACCTTAACCTGCACTTTAACGAGTACAAGGACACGCTGAACTACCTGTTGCAGAACAGGCAGGCGGTGCCCGACACCGCTCCTCTCGAGTTAAGCGAGGAGCAGGAAATGCTGTTGCGGTATCTGATGAGGCAGCTGAGGCAAGCTCTCAAAGACAGGATTCCCTCGGACGTGGCGGTGAGCACGATGGCTCAGTACGTGGATCCGCGCCTGTACCAGACCAACAAGGTGTTCATCGAGAAGTTGCAGAACTACCTGTTGTCTGCGCACGCGCGGAATCCGTACTACTTCCGCTCGATCGTCATGGATCCCAACTGGCGGCCGCCTACCGGCCTGTACACGGGCAACTACGTGATTCCCGAGCGGGTTCCGTTTGACGACGACGCGGAGAGTTGGATAGGGGGTCCGTCTCGAGACGAGTATTTCGACGACGACCCGTTCCCGCACGCTAGTAGGCCGCACAGGACCATGACTGCCAGGGAGAGGGACCAGCTCCAGCAGGACCTGGCGGGCTTGACGACCGGCATCGACCAGACGCTGGGCGTGCAATCGGAAGCGGGCTGGCTCGCAGACCACCGCTTGCCTCAGTTCTTCAACGGGGCGCTTAACGTGACGGACCCGGCCATGGTGCCGCTTCCACCGTCGCCCTCCGATCAGTCGATGCTCAGCAGCAGGCGTAGCTCGTTAGCTAGCATAGACAGCCTCATGGGACACTTGAATTTGTCCGGGCGGGGAGGCGCGGGCTACTTCGCCAGCCTGAGGCCTACGGTAGGCAGTCCTCGCCCGTCTAGCGTGACGAGGCCTAGCGGGCTCGCTTTGGGCTTGAGGGGAACGGGAGGGTGCGGTCCCGTGAGGAACGCGTACGGCTACGGCAGGCGAGTGGGAGGCATGTCAGGCTCGGGCCTAGCTAGGAAGGCGATGGCTGCCCGCTCGGTGAGAGACGGAAAACGGCTCAGGTTTTACTAACGAGGACGGTCGCGTACCCCCATACCACCCCGTCGTCCGCGCGCCCCACCGGCCTGCCTGCCGAACGCTTTGTATCGATTTCGAAACCCCCACCGGCAACGCGGCGAAGACGGAACTTACCGCCATGTGTGACGCTCGGAAGCGATTTCGCAGCAGCAGCAGCAAGTCGTAGCCGACTCCGCCTCTTCCTTTCGCGCAGGCGTCGAACGATCGACGACAATGTTTTCACAACGAAACGAGTTCGGTCACCTCGAAGCCGTGTTGCGCCGCCCGACGTCGATTCCGCCGGCTCCTCCTTCGTCTCCGGTGCTGCCGATGCCCGGGATGGTTTTCCCGCCTAGCGGCGAGCGGTACCCTAATATGGTGAACGGGTACCCGCCAGACGCCGCGCAGTCGCGCGACCCCGCGTCGGCCGCCGCGGACTCGGAGCTTTTCGTGCCGGTGCAGAGGGTGATGGCCCCTACGGGAGGACGGAACAGCATCAAGTATCGGGATTACATGCCCAACCGAAACACCACTAAGCTGTTTTACGTGGACAACAAATTGAGCGATATCGAAACCTACAACTTAGACGCGAACCACAGTAACTATAGGACGAGCGTCATCCACAATCAGGATCTCGATCCGGCCACGGCCGCGACCGAGACCATACAGTTAGACAACCGGTCGTGCTGGGGCGGCGATTTAAAAACGGCCGTCAAGACGAACTGCCCCAACGTGAGCTCGTTTTTTCAGAGCGACACGGTGCGCGTTAAGCTAATGTGGTCGCGCGACCCTGTCACGGCGGACGAGTCAGGTTCGGGGGTGTACGCGCCCGCCGGAGCGCAGTACAAGTGGTACGATCTGACTATCCCCGAGGGCAACTACGCGCTTAGCGAGATCATAGATTTGCTAAACGAGGGTATCGTGCAGCTCTACCTGCAGGAAGGGCGGCAGAATAACGTGCAAAAGTCGGACATAGGCGTAAAATTCGACACGCGCTACTTTAACCTTTTGCAAGACCCCGTCACCGGCTTGGTGACGCCGGGCACTTACGTGTATAAGGGGTACCACCCGGACGTAATTTTGTTGCCGGGTTGCGCCGTCGACTTCACCTTCAGCCGACTGAGCCTGATGCTAGGGATCGCGAAAAGACAGCCGTACGCGAAAGGGTTCGTTATTACTTACGAGGACCTCGAAGGGGGTAACGTTCCGGCGCTGCTGGACGTGAATTCTGTGCAGGTGGACGATGCCGACGAGGACGTGATCGTCCTGGCCGACGCGAGGCCCTTGTTAAAGGACGCGAAGGGCGTGTCCTATAACGTCATTTATGACTCGAACAACCGCCCGGTTACCGCTTATCGCTCTTGGCTTATCGCGTATAACCAATCGGGTTCTGCCGCGAATCGCGCCACCCTGTTGACAGTTCCGGATGTGGGCGGAGGCATCGGGGCGATGTACACGTCGATGCCCGATACTTTTGCGGCTCCTACCGGGTTCAAAGAGGACAGCAATACGAATCACGCGCCCGTGATAGGGATGAACCTTTTCCCTACCGTCAATAAAGTTTATTACCAGGGCGCGTCCGCCTACGTGCAATTGCTGGAAAATTCCTGTCAGTCGGCGGTGGCCGCCTTCAACCGGTTTCCCGATAACGAAATTCTCAAACAAGCGCCTCCTATAAACGTGTCCTCCGTGTGTGATAACCAACCCGCCGTCGTTCAGCAGGGGGTGCTACCGCTGAAGAATTCGCTGGCCGGCTTGCAGCGCGTGCTGATCACGGACGACCAGCGCAGGCCTATACCTTACGTCTATAAGTCGCTGGCGACGGTGCAACCTCGGGTGCTCAGTAGTGCTACCTTGCAGTGAGGGGCACGTCCCAACTCGCCCGTCGTCTCCGCTAGTGTGCGCGTTTCGTCGCCGACCGCTGAACCCATGTCCATTCTCGTCTCTCCCAACGATAACAGAGGTTGGGGTATGCGTCGACGCCCTAGATCGGCCATGCGCGGGGTGGGAACGCGTCGTCGTCCCCGCCGGTCGCGAATGACACTGCGTGCCCTGTTGGGATTGGGCACCGCTAGCCGCCGAAGACGCGGTAGGCGCGTAGGACGTCGCTCTAGGCCGGCCGCTACCAGCAGCCGGTTAGTGGTTGTCCGTACCAGAAGATCGAGGAGACGATGAGCTAACGACGTAGCCGCCTCTACACCACCGTCCCTGCCGACGCCGACGACGTCGACTCCGCCTCCGACCCACGTCGCTGGATCGTAACGCCCATCACCATCAAACCAACCGTCCGTCCCATCGGGAAAAAAGGAAAAAATTCGAAAAACTCAACTGCTGTGTAAATAAACGCGTCTAGACGAACAGCTCTATTTACCGCGCGTGTGTGTCGTGTACATGCAGGAAAAAAGGCCACCGTCGCCAGGAGATGCCAGCGGTCGTACTAACGGGCGGCAGAGCCGTCGGCAAACGGAGAGCCGCCTCTTCGTCTTCTCGACGACGCAGCAGAGTCTCGTTGGCTAAATTCCGTCGCGGCGGCAACCGAAGTCGTCGAGGCGCCACGAGCGGCAGCAGTAAGCGCAGCAGGACCTCGTCGAGCGTGACGGTGCCGTCGCCGGCGACGGCGTCGCCGTCCGAACGCGCCGCTTTGCAAAATTTAGCACAGCGGTTGCAGCGCGGCCACTTCACGGCTTGGCGGTCCGCTAACTACCCCTCTCCAGCCGCTTCGGAAGCCGCAAAGGCTGCCGCTTCCAGCGGCGAACGGGCTACGGCCCGCGATTTAACGACCGGTACCACCGCCGTGGCGGTGCCTCTTACAGGTTCCGGCGGAGTTAGACGAAAAAGGAGACTCGTCGGTAACGGGTCCCGCCGCTCTCAGCGCCGCGGAAGACAACTCAAAGGGGGCATATTGCCCGCGCTGATTCCCATTATCGCCGCCGCTATCGGCGCGATTCCCGGAATCGCCGGGACGGCCGTGGGGATAGCCAGCTTAAACGAGCAGAAGAGACAGTTCAATCAGATGTACAACAACAGCAAGAAGTGATGCCGCGCGCTGCTCTGTGTGTGTCTCTAAAAGACCGTTTTCAATAAACGATTTTTATAGACACCGTCACCGTCCCGCTGCCGTCGTCGCTGTCGTCGTGGTCTTCGCCGACCGACCGTCCGTCTCTCCTCATCCTCCGTGTCGACTTCGATAGCCGCATACCGCGATACCATGGATTACGCCGCTTTGTCTCCACACGTGGGAGGGTGGTCCCTGAGGGAGGATTACCTCGGAGATTCCGGCATGCGCGGGGGCGCCATCAATTGGGGAAACCTGGGCTCGAGATTGTCCAGCGCTCTTGGCACGGCCGGGCGCTGGATTCACACTCAAGGAAACCGTTTCCTCCATTCCAACACCTTCGGTCAGATAAAGCAAGGGTTTAAGGACAGCGGCGTAGTTCGCAACGTCGCCAACTTGGCAGGCGAGACCATCGGAGCCTTGACCGAAATCGGCAGGTTGAAGCTCCAACAGGATTTGGAGAAACTACGACGTAAAGTGCTGGGAGAGGACGGTCCGGCGACACAGGCCGAGCTCCAGTCTCTCATTCAGGCCCTCCAAGCTCAAGCGGCTGCCGGTACCTCGCCCGCGGAGCCCGCCGCGGGACCGGCCGCCTCTCCTCCGTTGCGCCCTACCACGCGTCCCATACCCGAAATGGTGACGGAAGTCAGACCCCCCGTCACGTCCTCGGCTCCCGCGGTGCCAGAGCCCGACCGACCTACCACGTTGGAGATGCCCCCACCGCCTCCGCCGCCTCCCACCAGACGCACCAACAGACGTAAACGTCCCGCGCCCGGTTCTTGGCGCACGAGGCTGAACCGCATCTCGGGAACCGGCGTGGCCTCATCGACCAAGCGTATATGTTACTAATCAGAAAAAAGAAACAAAAATCTTTACGAAAACCGAATTTGGCTAAAAAACAGTGTGTCGCCGTTCTTTTAGGTCGCGTCGACCTCCCTTGAACATGGCAGCGTTCACACCAGACCTGACCACCGCGACGCCGCGGCTGCAGTATTTTCACATCGCCGGCCCGAGCACCCGGGAGTATCTGTCCGAGGACCTGCAGCAGTTTATCGCGGCTACTGGAAGCTACTTTGAATTACGAAACAAATTCAGGCAGACGGTGGTGGCACCGACTCGGAACGTCACCACCGAGAAGGCCCAGCGGCTGCAGATCCGCTACTACCCCACTCAGACGGACGATACGCCCAACAGTTACCGCGTTCGCTACAGCTTGACAGTGGGTGACAGCTGGGTGTTGGACATGGGCGCCACTTACTTCGACATCAAGGGCATCCTAGACAGGGGACCCTCCTTCAAGCCCTACGGAGGCACGGCCTACAACCCCTTGGCTCCTAGGGAAGCGTTGTTCAACAACATGCTAGTGAGCACTTCGAATACCCCCCAGACCGTAATCACCGGTCAAATGACTCATCCTTACGCTAACGAGACCAACACCGATCCTACGAAGACGGCCGCCGCCATCGCCAGCATGTCCGGCACCGTTCCCAATCCTAACCTGGGACCGTGCATTAGCGAGATGCCCGCGCTGGCTACCGCTAGCGCAGAAAACGTAGGACTTATGGCCCGTTTCGCCAAGATAGGAGCCACGAACAACAAATTAGCCTACGGAGCATACGTGAAACCGGTGAACAACGACGGTTCGCAGTCGCTGACCCAGACGGCTTATTGGGTAACAGATGAAGCGGGAACCGATTATCTGGGGGCTCTCTCGGTAGAGGACTTTACGGCTAGCTTGACATACCCCGATAGTCTCCTCGTTCCGGCGCCTACCGAATACTCCAACGTCAATAACGGAACGATGAAGGCCAACCGTCCCAACTACATCGGATTTAGGGACAATTTCATCAACTTGCTCTACCACGACACCGGCGTGTGCTCCGGAACGCTGAATTCGGAGAGATCAGGCATGAACGTGGTGGTGGAACTGCAGGACCGGAACACCGAACTCAGCTACCAGTACATGCTGGCAGACATGATGTCTAGACATCACTACTTCGCTTTGTGGAATCAGGCCGTCGACCAGTACGATCCCGACGTGCGGGTTTTGAACAACGACGGTTACGAGGAGGGGGTGCCTACCTACGCCTTCTCGCCCGAGGGGACCGGCTCCGGTAGCGGCTTGGCAACCGCGGATGCCACGACCTTCTCGTTCGCTCAGGTCAAAGTGTGGGAGAACGGGTCAGGGGCCAAGGGCAACGAACTGACAAACTACGGTACCTATCTGCACGCCGGCACGGTGCCGTCCTACGAAATCGATCTGGCTGCCTCTCAGCGCCGCAATTTCCTCATTAGCAACATCGCAGAGTACCTGCCTGACAAGTACAAGTACAACATCGCCGGTTTCGACCCGGAAACCGGTAACGTGGATCCCACGACCTACGCTTACATGAACAGGAGGGTACCCCTCACCAACATGGTAGATCTTTTCACGAACATCGGCGCGCGGTGGTCCGTAGATCAGATGGACACGGTGAATCCGTTCAACCACCACCGCAACTGGGGTCTGAAGTACCGCTCCCAATTGCTGGGCAACAGCCGGTACTGTCGGTTCCACATTCAAGTGCCTCAGAAGTATTTCGCGATTAAGAACCTGTTGCTCCTGCCGGGCACTTACACTTACGAATGGGTACTGAGGAAAGACCCCAACATGATCCTACAGTCGAGTTTGGGTAACGATCTGAGAGCAGACGGCGCGTCCATCGTGTATTCCGAGGTCAATTTGATGGCCAACTTTATGCCCATGGACCATAACACGAGCAATCAGCTGGAGCTGATGATGAGGAACGCCACCAACGACCAGACTTTCGCCGACTACCTGGGAGCGAAGAACGCTCTCTACCAGGTACCGGCGGGCTCTACGGCCCTCACGATCAACATTCCCGCCCGTACCTGGGAAGGAATGAGAGGATGGTCGTTTACCCGCGTCAAAGCGAACGAGACCCCTCAGCTGGGAGCGCAGTACGACGTCAATTTCAAGTACTCTGGCACCATCCCGTACTCCGACGGCACGTTTTACCTCACCCACACCTTCCGTAACATGAGCGTCCTCTTCGACACGTCCATCAACTGGCCCGGTAACGACAGGCTTTTGGCGCCCAACCTCTTCGAAATCAAGCGTAACATTAGCATCGATACCGAAGGGTTCACCATGTCGCAGTGCGATATCACCAAAGATTGGTACCTGATCCAGATGGCGACGAACTACAACTACGTGTTTAACGGCTACCGCTTCTGGCCGGACAGACACTACTTCCACTACGACTTCTTGAGGAATTTCGACCCCATGACCAAGCAGGGCCCTAACTTCCAGGATCCCAGTCTGTTCGATCTGACCACCTACGTGCCAACCATCCCTCCGTCAGACAGCGGCATGCAAACCGCACAGGACGCTATCCGGAATAACTCCGGCTACACGGCGCCCCGCAGCTGGCCAGTGTACGGCGCGCAGCAGGGAGAATCCTGGCCGGCTAACTGGCCCTATCCTTTGATCGGGGAGAACTCGATCCAATCTAACCAGGTCGTCAACTACAAAAAGTTCCTTTGCGACAATTACCTCTGGACCGTGCCTTTCAGCTCCGATTTCATGTATATGGGCGAACTGACTGACCTGGGTCAGAACCCTATGTACACTAACAATTCGCACAGCATGGTGATCAATTTCGAATTGGACCCCATGGACGAAAATACCTACGTGTACATGCTCTACGGGGTATTTGATATGGTAAGGGTGAACCAGCCCGAGCGTAACGTGCTCGCCATGGCTTACTTCCGTACACCTTTCGCTACAGGCAACGCCGTCTGAGTTAGCTCCTAAGTAAGATGGCCGGCACCACCGAAAGCCAACTGAACCACTTGGTCGGAGCGATGCGGCTCAGACACCGTTTTCTAGGCGTGTATGACAAATCCTTCCCCGGGTTTCTGGACCCCAACCGCGCAGCATCTGCGATCGTGAACACCGGATCCCGGTCGTCGGGGGGAATGCACTGGATCGCGTTTGCCTACGAACCTCTCGGTCGAAAATGCTACATGTTCGACCCGTTCGGATGGAGCGACCGCGAGCTGTGGAAGCTGTACAAAGTCAAGTACGACGCTCTTTTGAGACGTACGGGACTCAGCCAGCCCGATAAGTGCATCCAGCTGGTTCGCTCCGTCGAGGCCGTGCAGTGCCCCTGCTCGGCCGCCTGCGGATTGTTCAGCGCCCTCTTCATCGCCTCGTTCGATCGTTACCCAAACCGCCCGATGATCGGAAATCCGATCATCGATACCGTAGTGGGGGTGAAACACGAGGATATGTATAAGCCCGCGTTCAGGGCCGTCCTGCACCGCAATCAGGAGAGGCTGTACTTCTGGCTGGGAAAAGAAAACGCCTATTTCCGTCAGCACGCCGAAGAGCTCAAGCGTGAAACGGCGTTGGACACCGTACCGGAAAACCATCGGGAGTAAAAAAAAAAAGCTCGTCACGCATTGTGCATTTTTCGTTTCGAAAAAGCTACGCTTTATTTGAGAACGCAATAAAGGCCGTCGTTGAACCCATTCGCAATCGGAGTTTGGTCGTTAACCACACCACTCCAGGGCTCGATTTAGGCGAACGGATCTCCGCAATCGAGGGGATTCACCGGGGAAATGACTTCCGTCTTGTAGGCGAAGCGGTCGTTCCAGCGGAATTCGGGCACGTGCGTCGGCGCCTGCACGCCCAGCACGGTTTGCACCAACTCGGTAGCATACACGTAGGCGTAACGCAGGTCGATGGCGGAGATGCGCCAAGCGCACGTCTTCTCAGCTCCCTTGCCTCGTCCGGAGGACGAGCGGGAACCGCCGCCGGTATACCCGCCCGAGGTGGGGGATTGAGGGTTGCAGCAAGTAAAGACCATGGTGTGCGGGTACTTCTTGTGCGCTTTCATATCGGGACGGCTTTGCGCCACTTCGGCGCTGATGTCATCCACGCCGCTCAGCTTGTAAGGAACCATACGGCACGTCTGGCGCCCGGTAATGGGGCCGTCGGTAGCGTAGTTGCAGTTGCAGTTGGTGGATATCAGGACGCACTCCTCGGCGCGTTTCTTGTCCGCCTTCGGGTACATCGCCTTCGTCCACTCCACGTCGTGGCGCAGGGCGCTCGCCGCCTTAACGGCGTCCGAAAATACCATTCCGCAGCTACCTATCGCGTGCGGATAGGGAAAGCCGCTGTGCTCCGCGTCTTTGGGGCACACCACGTTGCGATCGAAACGCAGTACCACGACCGGTCTGCCGAATCGGTTCTTGTCGATGGTTCCGTTTTGCTCGGCGAGAGCGCGCTTGCCTGCTTCGCTAGTGGGGTTGAGTTCCACCGTGCGGGGTTTCTCGGTCATCGGCATACCGTGCATGCACTTGATAACGGTCGAACTCAGGTTCCACCCGTGACGCCAAACGTGAGCGCCTCCGGGGACGAACTTGGGTTCCAACTCGGACATGCCGTAGAGCATGGCTGCCAGGAAGCGCCCCACCTGGCCGTGGAAGGAATCGAAGCTCGAAAAGGTAGGTCGAAATTCGGGGTGTCTTTTGCGAATGAACGTGCCTCCCAACTTCGTCCAAATGGCGTCGTGGGGCTGTACGGTACAGCCCTGCCATCTCACGTCGAGTCGTTCGCAGAGGGTCACGAGGAAACTCATGGCCTTCTGCGCGCCAAAAATGACGGGGTCGGTGAGTTGGACTTCGTCTTCTTGCGCATCCTCGTCGGTGCCGACGGCAACCTCGTCGGCATCCTCCTCCTCCTGCTCGCGCAGCTCAGGCTCTTCCCGCCGAACCGGGCGGGAAACCTTGCGCTTCTTCTGGGAGTCTGGCGCCGTAGAGGCCTTCTTCTTCCTTTTCTCACCCGTCGACACCGTATCCAATCCGTCGTCGGCTTCGGGGGGCGCGGGAGGCGCCTTCTTCTTGGGGGCGCTTACGGGAGAATCCTTCGCCATGGCTGCTCGCTCGGGAGATTCGTCGGCGGACTCGGCGGAGCTCCGATCGTCCTCGTCGTCCTCCTCGACGGCTCTAGCCGGTTGTGGCGACTCTCGAACGGTCATCCCCGTCTTTTGTAGGCTGTCGGGCGTACCTATTGGCGCGTATTAGGGGTTACGTAGTCCGATACCGCCTAAAAAAAAAGCTCGAGACCCTCCCCCGTAATACACACATAAAAAGGAGCAGCGTCTGACACACAAGAGGACGGGCCGCGCCGCAGTACCTGCTCGACGTGGGGGAGACGCGCGCCGCATCGTCGCTCCGGCCTCCGTCCACTCCGACTCCGAGTCCTCCGAGGTCGGCATCGGGGTCTTCTCTCTTTCCAGCAGCAGTTCGGCGGGAGGACTTTCCGGAATCCGCTCCATCCGTCACCTTTTTTCGCGGTCGCTTCTGCCTGCAACCATGCGTATCGTCAGGGAAGAAAGAACGGCTGTTATTTTGAAGTTGGTGCTCAACTCCATCACGGAAAAAGTGGGATGGCGTCTGTTTGCGGAACGCCTCGAACAACACCTGATGGAAACCTACGGGGCTTCCCTGCCTGCTCATTTCGGTAGCGACGCGTTCGGGCGCGAAACCGACGCGGTTGCTAAAACCCTGATCGAAACCGTAGGGGAAGAAAGGGCCGTGCTGAGCGCCTATCGTGTGGCGGAGAACCTGATGAACGTCCAATCCTCAGAAGCTGCGGAATCCGAAAGCGGAGCATCTGCTCGTTCTGCGGTCGCGGAACAGCCGCGAGGAGACAATAGCGACACAGAAGGCCCCGAAAAAGATGAATCGAAACCGCTTACCATCTGCGACGCCGGCGTCCAAACAACAAAAACAATGCCTGGCATCGATGTAGAATCAAATTCGGGAATATCCCAGGGCGGTAACGGAGGAGAAAATGGGGACTCGGACCAAAAATCGTCATCTCCCACGGAAAGTCCCATCTCACCGAGTCCCGCTATAAAGCCCCAAACCAGCAGCGAAGAAGGAGAGGAGGAAAAAAGCGCAGAAGAGAGGGTGTCCGAGCCTCGCAGCGAAGACAGTGACGACAGCGATAAGAGCTTCTACACAGCATCTACCGTCTTAGAGATCTCCTCGGACCTCTCGACCCCGTCCTCGGTGACCGAGGAGGAGAAGCTCGATCGAATCGAACGCGGTGGGGAACCCGAAGGCTATCCCGATGGAGGCGGTTCGGACGGGGACTCTAACGCAGATAGCGGTTACTATTCGGCAGATTGGGGACGGGCTGGGACCCCAAGCTCTCCGAGGCCCGACATCGACTCGGATCCGGAAGAAACGCAAGAGGGACCTGGCGACGGCGGTGCTGATCGCGGCCCTGGGAGCCACGGTAGCGGCGGTGACGCTGACGAAAACGATGCCTCGTCCGAGAGCGGCGACGAACTGACCGCCGCGTCTACCCCCGTCGACCCCGTCTGCGCCTTCCGAAAGTGCTTCGAACGCCAAGCCGCCGTGCTGTGCGGAGCCCTCAAAGACGCTATAGACACGGAAAGCAGCCGCGACACGCCCCTGACCGTAGAAAACGTGCAATTCCAGCTAGAGCGCTATGTCTTCAACCCCGACCCGCGCACGCCCCAGGAACACCGTGAGGTCAGATACAACTTTTACCCCCCTTTTATGCGCCCCAAAGCCATCGCCAACTATCACATATTCGCTATCACCGCGCCCATCCCCGCGAGCTGCAAAGCCAATCGCAGCGGTACTCGGTTGCTGGCGTCCTGTCGCGAAATGAACGAGTTCAAACGCCTACCTAGATGGAAGGTCGGGCTGCCGGCGGACGACGGGCTGGGCGAAGAGGTTGTGCCTGTAACAGAGCTGTCGGAAGACGTTAAGTTAGTACCCTTGAAAGACGACGTTTCCCGGCTGCAATGGGCTAAAATGCGCGGTTCCCACATCAGGTACTTTAGCTATCCGTCCCTCCATCTGCCGCCCAGAATCTCGCGTCTCCTGATGGAAACGCTGTTGCAACCCTTCGCCGACGAAAGCGTCGACAAGGCAGAAATGCCGGCTCCCTGCGTGAGCGACGAGGAGCTGCGCTGCATCGTAGATCCGTCTGGGCGCATGAAAGGGGAAGAGCTAGAGAAAGCCCTGCACCGCAGAAGGGCGATGGTTACCATGGCCGTACGCTTCACCGCTCAACTGGAGCTGATGGAGCGTGTCCTGCGCGAACCCTCCTCGGTCAAAAAGATACAGGAAGTGCTCCACCACACCTTCCACCACGGCTACGTCTCACTGGTCCGCGAAACCGCAAAGGTTAACCTCAGCAATTACGCCACTTACCACGGCACCACCTACAACGACCCCTTAAACAATTGCACCGTGACTAAGCTGTTCGAAGGGGTCGACAAGGAGGATTACACGCTGGACAGCGTTTACCTTTTCCTGGTCATGACATGGCAGACCGCGATGGGCATGTGGCAACAAGCCATCGACGAGACAACCCTGCAAATATACGCGGAAGCCTTTTCCAAACGGCGGAGAGCCATTTACGGCCTCACGTCCGTCACCGAAATCAGCAAAGCGATCGTGGACATGCTGATGGACGGAGACCGCTTGACGCACGAAATGCGCAAAGCGCTCCCCAATTTTGTCACCCAGAGCCAACTGTCGGAATTTAGGCATTTTCTGACCGAACGGTCCAACGTGCCTATGGCGGCCGCGCCCTTCTATCCCAGCGATTTCGTGCCTTTGGCGTTCCGCCAGAGCGCGCCGTTACTTTGGGATCACGTGTACCTGCTCCAAACGGCTTTCTTTATCACCCGTCACGGCGGATATCTGTGGGAACCTCCCGAGGAAGAGCAGCTCGCGCCAAAACACCGCTCTTACTGCCCGTGCAACCTCTGCAGCCCCCACCGAATGCCCTCGGACAACATGGCTCTGCACAACGAAGTGCTGGCCATCGGCACCTTCGAAATACGCACAGCCGAAGGGAAGTCTTTCCAACTTACACCTGAAATATGGGCGAACGCGTATCTGGACAAGTTCGTGCCGGATGACTTTCATCCGTTCACGGTCTTCCATTATCCCGAAAACAGCTCGTCTTTCACGCGAAACCACACGGCTTGCGTAAGCGAGAGCCCCGAAATCCTCGCTCTGATTCGTCAGATTCAGTCGTCTAGGGAGGAGTTTCTCCTCAAACGCGGCAAGGGGGTCTACAAAGACCCGCAGACGGGCGAAACTCTCAGCAGTTCCGCACCGCGCGCCGGCCCCGACGGTCGCCCTGGAGCCGTCCGAACCGCCCCGGCTCTACAAACCGCTGACTCCCGTTCCGCCGGAGGAGCTCGAGCGCCGCCGAAACCTGCTAGGTCTGTACGGCCTACCTCTGCGAACCCAGCAGCGGCCCCGATCGCCGCATCCGAGCTCTGCGAGCACGGGGACCTCGATCGGCAAATCGCAGATTACCGCCGCCATCAGCAACAAATTTACCGAGATGGCGCAGAAGATGATAGACGAGAAGACGAGGATCGTAGAAGAGTTGCCGGCGGACGAGAATGCCGTGCCCTTCCCTACGAATCTCCGAGCTCCGTACGGGGAGGAAGAGGACTCGGAACGCTCCCGCGAAACCGACGGGGAAAGTTTGGGAAGCGAGGACACGGAGGAGGAGGACCCTCTGACCCCCATTTCGGAGGAGGAAGAAGAGGAGCTGGAGGACGAGGAGAAGGAAAACGTGCCTCCCCCGAGCCAGCACCGCAAGCGGCGCCGATCCGCATTCTCTCCCGACGAAACTCTGACCCGTCCTCCTATCAAGAACCAGAAGAAGAAGAAACTCAGGTCTAGCGAGCAGGCCGAACCAGCGCCTCAGAGCGCCCGTCGCAAACGGCGAGGTAACTATCGGAGCTGGGTGAGGCACAGGGTGGCCATTTGCCAGGCGCTCCGCGATGCCGTGTTTGATAAAAAATTCGCGGCCGAAATCCTAAAACGTGCAAAACGTCTGTTCGTGCCGCCCGGTGTCCTAAGTTATTACGCTCGTAGGCTGTTAGAGCGCGGGGACGACGGCGATGTTTTGTTCTCAGCATCGTCTCTTTCTCTCTAGTTGTCGATAGCGACCTTCAAACGCCCCGCCGACGCGGATCCGCTAAGCGCGAACACCCTAACGGCGCATCGGCCGCATCCGAGAATCCCCAACCCGTCCCTCAGAGCGTCGCCGACCTGAAAGCGCAGATACTCGACATCCTTTTGGACATCGAGGCTATCGCACGCAAAAACCCGACCCGCCGCATCTCCATCCGCAACCGCACGCGAGAAAGCATTACGCGCCAGCTACACTACGTCAAAAACGAGGAAAAGCTCACCAAGCTTAAAACAGACGCAGAAAAGATCCTGCACCTGTGGAGAACCCTCTCCTAACCGACCTTCTTTTATAGCACTTAGGACCGACAGCGCCACATCCTCCGGCGCCACCGCACCGCCAATCACCGAGGTCACTAACGACATCGATACTCCCGCGCAATGAATCTGCTACAAGCCACGCCTACCGAATACGTGTGGAAATACAACCCTCTGTCGGGCATCCCGGCAGGTGCACAGCAGAACTACGGCGCCACCATCGACTGGGTTGTGCCCGGAGGCAATGCTTTTGCAATCGCCGCCAACGAGATAAGGAGCAGCACACGCGATCCTGCGCTTATCAGGGCAGCCACCGCCCGTTTCGAAGCTGAGTCAGACCAGCAACCTTTTGCCGGACCCAGAGAAACCGCGTACATCGCAGCCAACGTGATCGACTCTGGCTTTCCAAAGTCCGCTGTTTATCCGGTCGAACCCTCCGGGGTTCAAAGGGTTCAGCTCGCGGGCGGCGCCGCGGAGGGTGTCACGCAACTAGCGGGTGGATTGGGCGAAGGGCGAGTGCAACTCGCGGGTGGCATAGGCATACCCGTGGCGCGCCGCGTGCGCCGCGGAAGCCGGCCGCCCCGCTGGAGCGGTGCCGCGCTCTCCGGCAACGGTTTGGCCGACCCGGCCGAGATCACATCCGACACTTACAAGTACTTTCTGCGCACCCAGGGCCCTAGTCAGGTAGTGGAAGAGCCCGGGGTCTACTCGCGCAGACAGTTCATGCAGACTTTCCTGCCGGCCGTGGTGCCCAGACCCTTCGATAGCCCCAATCCGCGCGATTTCCCCGCGCAATTCAGCGCCATTTACAAAGGCACCAACGCCTTCGAGGATGTGTTTTGGAGCTGGTAGATCTTACCCGCTGCTGTCGGTGTTCTGTTTCGCAATAAATCTCTTCTAATTCCGCCGCGCTAAACGGTTCCCGTCTGGTTATTGTTACCCGTTCTCCTCCGTCGCTCACTACTCGCGCGCGATAGCGTCTACGCAGCCAGAACACGTAACCTGGGTTTAGGGGTTCGGAATAGCGCACGATCGCCTGATCGTTGATTTTCAACCAATATTTTCTAGGCTCTTCTGTCGAGTCAGCCATGGCCCAGCCCTCCGGTCTCCTCCTCGGCAAAAGAAAGCGTCCAGAAGCGCCTCTCGACGACTCAGCCGGCGTCTCAGAACAGCCGCTGACGGCGTCAAAAATGCCGAAAACGCACACCTACTCCTCTCCGATCGGTTTCTACGGCCCGACTACCGGCCAACTGGACCTCGTGTATCCCTTTTGGTTCCAAAATAGCTCCGGAGGAGGGGGCGGAACCGTCATCCCGCCCGTCAATCCGCCCCTTCTCGACCCGGCGGGACCCCTTTACGTGCAAAATAACATGTTGAGAATGCGCACGGGAGCGCCCATTGTCGTGTCCAACGGCGCTTTGGGGCTTTCCTACGACACCTCCCTGGGTCTGTCCGACCAAAACCAGCTCCAGGTCAACCTTGAACCTAACGGGCCGTTAAAAGCCACCGATGACGGTATCGAGCTAACGGTCGACCCGTTGACGTTGGAGGTTACCGACTGGGAATTGGGAGTGAAAATAGACCCCGCCGGGCCGCTCGATGCCTCTACCGACGGTCTGACTCTGCGAACCGACGACACCCTTTCGCTGGGTCAAGACCCCACCACCCACGAATACGAACTCGGTCTCAAACTGGATCCCAGCGGACCCCTAGAGGCTTCCGCCGATGGCTTAAACTTGCGTCTCGACGACACCCTTCTGGTGGAGCAGGACACCACAACCCAGGAGTACGAGTTGGGGGTCCATCTTAACCCTAACGGACCGGTCACCGCCGACGAAAACGGCATCGATTTGGAAATAAACACCGACACCCTGACCGTGACCGCCGGTGCCGCCGGCGGAGGTGAGCTTTCCGTGCTCCTTAATCCGCAAGGAGCCATACACGCCACCGCCTCCACTGGTATCGGAGTGGCTGTCGGACCCGGATTGCAGATAACGAGCAACACCGTCTCGGTGAAACCCGACCCGGCCGGGCCACTGACGGCTTCTCCGACCGGTGTAACCCTCAACTACGACAACTCCGACTTCACCATTACCGACGGCAAACTGACTCTCTACAAAACGCCGGCCGTCACCAGCGATGCGTACCTTACCTCGGGTAATTCGGCCATGACTACGTACACCGCCTTTTTTGGCAACTCCAGTAACTACCGATTCAAATGCTCGTATTTCCTTCAACAATGGTTGCGAGATAGGCTGGTGATTACTTCCCTGTACATAAAACTCGACCGCTCCCAACTGGAGAATCTCAGTAGTGACGCGTCCGCGCAGAATGCGCGCTATTTCACCTTTTGGGTATCTTCCAACGCCTTGATGAACCTCTCCGGCATCGACGAACCCGTGGTCACCCCATCTACGGTAACCTGGAGTAAGTTCCTGCCAGATGTTAACTATACCAATCCCCCAACTTTTAATTTTAACACCAGTCTCTATTTCGAACCACCGTCTGGAGAAATTTTAACCTTTAATCCCGTGACAACCGGTGACTGGAGTACTACATACTCGCCCGGAACAGTCTCTGTCTGTGTTTTACCCGTGAATGTGCGGGCCAGTTCTGGGACTGGAACGCTCCAAACCTTGCTGTGTTTTAATTTTAGATGTGCTAATACCGGGTTGTTTAAGACCGCAGCCACTACGGGGACATTTTATGTCGGTCCCATCGTGTACAGCTGCCCGGGCAATCCTCTCATTTAAGCTTAATCGCGTGATCAAATAAAGGAATCAATGAGCATTTCTTTGTCTCCTTGTAATTTATTCATTTATCCGGTCTGTTCTCGTGCTTGACACAAATCATCCCACAGTCCCTTTTGCCAATAGTACAGACAGTTCACTGCATCCGCGTGCCAGTGCTCGCTAAACAAACGGACCTGGCGGAGGTCAAAATCCACTTCCATCTTCCTGATGTAATGGCACGGCAGGGCACCCATCTCCCCGAGAATAGCTATCGACCTCACAAATCTATCCATCTTTGTCACCGGCACATAGATAATCATTCCCAGCACACCCCGCGCCGCCGCGTTACAGAACACGGGTTTAAAAGCAGCGAACATCGGGGCGGCCCATGTCGCCACGAAGTACGCCCCCTCTAAAGCCAGGCAACCCTCCAGGGCGCACCACAGATACAGAGCAAGCTCGCTGTACCGCGTCTGCCCGTAGACAGCCCCGGGAACCCTCCTGAGATCGAAACCGTGGCAGTGGCACGGTAACGGGATCAGCTCCATATCCTCCATGCATAACAACTGATAGGCATGCACGGCCGGCACCAACGGTACCCCGTTCGGACCCACAACCCCTTCCCCCTCGCGCTCATCTTCATCCCGCTCCCACAGCCGGAGCCTGTCCTCCGCCATGTCGCGTTATACTACAGTCACTATCTCGTCGTATACGTGATGACGTTCGTCCGAAGAACTTCCGCCGTAAACTTCCTCTCCGTCGCCACCACCGCCACCGGCTTCCTCTTCCGCGTTCTCCTCCCCCTCTCCTCTGGACGAAAGCGGTAGTAGAGGAACCCGCTGCAACCGTTCGCTTAGCGGTATCGGGGACAGGGGTCGATCGTATAGCCGTTCGCTTAGCGGTATCGGGGGCAGGGGTCGATCGTATAGTGACGTGTACCAGGGATTACTGCTCACAGTCCACTGCGGACCCCCGAAGGGAAACAATCGCCTAGCCGTGCGAGGGCGGTCCGAAGGAGGAGGAGGGCGAGCAAACCGGTGTCGCCGACTTGTCGGTCGGTCACCCGTGTCCCCCCAGTACTTCCAAGCAAGCAGTAACAGAATCAGGAGGGATGTGTCTAAAAAGGTGCAACATCCAAATACCACGAACACGTAAGATAAGGGGTCAATGTGTCCGCTCAGAAACAGATAGCTACAGATCACCACGGAGCAATAGAGAGCTCCCGCGATCGATGCGACGGCGATGACGCAGGCCTTTCTACGGTGTCGTCTTCGCCACACCTACCGATCAATGAAAATAGGGTGACCTCCTATCTCCCTCTACCCGAGCCCTCCTCTTCGACATACAGTTTCTGAGGTAGGATAACTGCGCTATGATCTGTAACGACAAGGGCTGTTTAACCGTGCACCCTTGACACGGGCTGTCGGGGTGATGGTCGCAGTAAGTGCCGTGTACATGTATCACCCACTCTTCCACGTCCTGGAAAGTAGCGGCCCTGAAAGCAGGTAGGTAGCACAAACCCTTCGAAGCCATCGGCCACGTAGCCGGATCGGCGACTGCCCTTAACATGGATCGGGTAAATACAGGTTGCGTGACGGGGCTGCCGGAGGAGCTAGTCCTCAAAATCACAGTGGCTACCACGTTTGCTCTACACGCGCCCAGGTACAATACCGGGTGCTGAAGAAACGGTAAGTAGGGCGGTACTCGAGTACTGGAAACTTCGTAACTCACAGTCTGCAAGGCTAGCTTTAACGCCATGCTGTTTTCCAACAGCAGCCCTGTCCTCAGAAACACGAAATCCGTTTTGCGTCTGGACTCTATCCACGGCCTACACTTTTCCAAAAGGGATTCTCTAACGTAAAAGAGCCTTCGGGATATGACGCGTAAAAAATCATTCTTTTCGGTATCCGACAGACGGACGTGTGATTGCAATCGTAAGATTACGTTCACGATCAATCGACCGCCCGTTCTCAACCACAAATACTTGGAGCATCGGCAACTGACCACGGCACGTATCGATTCGTGCAAGTCATAGTGTCTCTGATTGTCGAACGTGCCGATTCGTGCCACTGTGCGCATGCACTCGTACTCCAGCATCCTCTCTAAGACTTCTTGAGTAGTAGTTCCCTGTCTCATAAGAAGGCTAAACCAAATCACTCCGTACTCATTCTGGTAACCGCATCCGCGCATTACCGCAGCCACCTCCTAAGCGCGAATAGAAACACGTGTCAGACTGTGCGCCGCGTGGATTTCTGGGAATCACAGACGCGAGCATGCTATCGCGTTGAGTGTATGTGTGATTCGAATCGTGATTGTGCACCGGTCTGCAATACAACTCACCGAATCAGAACACAGCGGCATGAGGCTTGTTGAACAGATTTTTATTGATGCTTCAAAGGCTCGGAAACTTTACACCTGTGAAGACAAATTATATGTGCTTATAAGGTACCTCGTAATCGGAGAGCAGGGCCAAGCCCTTCTTCTGCTTCTCCTTCTGCTTCCTAGCCCACAGGCAGCATCTATACAGTTCACAGTACAGATACAAGAGCAGTACAGTTACAAACAGAACGGTAAGCACTCCCGCTACAATGAACCCGGCTCGAACCCCCCAATCACAATCTTTCCAGTAGTTAGCAAACATCGAGTGCAGCTCCCCTCCGAGCCGAATCTGCTCGCCGCCGGCGCGCTCCTCTTCATCTTCATCCTCTCCCGAACGGGGTGAATCTTCATCATCTTCCACGGGACTGCTAGATGTCTCCACACCGACACCCACCGTCGAAGTCTCCCTCCCAGCACGCAACTCAGCAGTCTCTGCGTAGTAAAGCCGCCCATCACCCCACACTCTACCGTCCCCACCGCGACTCACGAACTGCTCCCCCACTGCGCGAGCCTTCCTGTCTGACCTCAGTAGCGTCGGCAGCCCCTCCTTCGGCAACCAAGTCAAATTCACCTTAACGATCACCATCTCATACACCAACCACACCTCTTTAACAAAATATTCTGTCACGTTAGGAGCAGACACCTCTATATTCCTATGCACGCGATCCAGAGTAATCCTTAACTTTCCCCTGGTCACGTTACATGCATCCCATCCGCTAGACATCACTATCCTGTGATTACCGCCCGAAAAAGTAATTATAGCCTGCAGATCTGCCCTTCCTCCCCCCTCTGCCGAGAGAGATATGCTGTTACCGGCCCTCTCGATTCTCCTCGACTCCTTCACCGTTACGTAGTCCTTGAATAACTTTCTGAACTTCAAACAACCGCACGGCGGCGGCACCACCGTCTGATTTAAACCAGGCATCTCTATCATCGACCGCCATCTCGGAACCGTGAACGGTTGGTTTGTCTCGTGACAGTCATACTTTAGTGTTCCCGTAATCGCGTAACGGTAAGTCTGGTAACAAGTATACTCTCGAACAGAGTGAGCTGTCATAGGGTGAACCGTATTAAGACCCGCTGTGAAATTTCCCCCTAGTCTAGAAACGCCCTGATACAGCCTGATGTACTCTAGCCTAGCACCGGACCTTCCGTACAGTATTACGGGATTGCTCGGTGTGTATGTCAAGTAATACCATCTCCCTACGTATCCCGATGGCAACCCTTCGCTATAATAGAAGAACTTATCATTGGTCCACAGCTCGGCAGACTTATATCTAGACACTACCAACATCAAATTAGCTGACGCCATGTCATCCTCCCTCACCAAGCTATGCTGATCATTCAGATCAGTATCAAAGTAATGCTCCGGGTGACTGTAGTCCCTCCCGGTCACATACAGATTCCATGCGGAAGGTCTATAGTAACGGTAACTCAGCATCTGCAGCGATTGATTAGTGTCTAACAATTTCATAGCAGTCAAAATAGGCATTAGATGATAACACTGCCCATCCGTCCTCCTAAACCTGAACGGAATGTTTATGTCCTCGCAGTGATCTACACCATAATAAGACCGAGCACATACCTTTCCTACCCACCACGCCCTGGTCTCACATGCCTCGTGCCGTTGTCCGAATATGCTCGATCGGATAAACTCATCCGCGCCGTAAGCATACGGGTAACTGTACGAGCCCATGCTGGAAGCGAGCACAGCAACATATTCCGCATCATTTTGACCTACCATCTTTACCCAATCACCGTTAGCCCTCCATTCTCCGTTCTGAGAAAACAGTCCCATGAGACCTTGGCTAGCACCGTGATCATTATAGTATCCGCTAAAGCTCTCTATCGGGGGATCGATCGCCACTATCCTTTGGAACTTATAGCCAGTCCTAACCTGGTGCCATCTAGACATGGAAGCGCAAGCAGTCGACCCTAAAGACAGCCCGATGCAATGAACACGCAGACTCTTGTCCATTTCATTCAGGAAATAGGCCTCTACTTTCGTAGCGTAATACGAAGGAGTTTTGCCCCTGCTTTCGAATCCCAGAGTGTTCACCATATGGCAGGCATCCTGTACCTGCTCCCTCCAATCTATCAGAATCACGATAGAGTAGGGAGTCATTATGGTGTGCATTCTCAAAAACTTTTCCATCAGACCATTTGTCTCCTCGTAAGTCCCATCCCATCTCCCCACCTGTAGGTACCGACATACGCGGGGATCAAAGTCGTGAACCAACAGTATCAGATCCTTAGATGTCTTATTTTCAAACAGCCCAGCCCTCATCATGCTCTTAACCGTCCCGGTCCTATCCTCAAAATAGTAAGTAGTATCCCCCATCCACATAGCCAATCTAAGCCGCTTCTTAACCCCCGCATAGTGAGGCTCGGCCAAGTGAGTAATGGAGCTCTTGAATCCGGGCGATCTCCACCGTGGATCCGACGTGCTGAGACAATGCTGAAAGTCGGACACATTTCTACCCTGGCTAGACACCAGCTGTTCACTGCGGTGCGGCTTACGAACCCGCGCCTTGAAGAGGGAAAATGCACAATCATCAGTACCCACATGTACCCCTTCCAAAAAATTCCACCGCACGTACCTTAGTCACTCACCCGGACGGAGAACCCGGTCGCGAGACCTAAGACCAGCACGAGCAAGAAGAGACGGTTGCACATCGGGCGGTCGGCGGCAGCGACCCCTCTCGGAAGGTCCTCTCAGGCGTTCCTCGGTGAGCTGCTGCGACGTGCCTTCTAAAGAGAAGAGGTGTCGCTCTGAGAGGTGGTAGCTAAACCGAGTCCTAATATACCGCCTCCTATCTGAGACTCCACCCCTAGTAATTGCTGACATCGCAATAAAGATTAGACTTTCGACCCTAGCTAACCTGAAAATTTCATTCTCTGCGAACTTCCTTATTGCGATGACAAGGCTTCTAGAAATAGGAGTAGGCATTTTTATACGCCTTGCAAAAACCGAAACTGTGCTGTCACACGTGTCGTTCTCTATCTCCAAGAAAAGGAACAGCTCTACACCAAAGGAACAGTAATGCCCAGTCAGCCACGTCAACATTTCTACCAGACCCCTCGACCATAACGAGCAGTCAGGTAAGTGTTCTTTCCCACCACTGACTCAACCTACATCGACAAATGTTACTTCTCTCTCATTTAGCAGCAAGGGAAAGTTCCCTTTTCCACAACCTTACCTGCTTTGCAAGATTCAACCTCCCCACCGCCTCTTCTACTCTGGTTAATATTCAAACTTCAAGGTTGCTTACCCAGCAGTTACTGGGGAACGGAAATTAAATATTATCCAACTTGCGTCAACAGCAGCTAACTATTTTCTAAGTTTTATGACCCTGGTTAACTATTAACTATATGACGTCACTACTAGTTACATATTAACCCTAGCTGTAATAAAATCTAGTTAACCATTAACCTTATCTGATCGAACTTTGATCCTCATGCCTATGCATGAGCAAAGCATACATATTCATGTAAACCCCATACATATTCAAGAGCCACATGAATATTCATATCCATGATGAATATTCATGTATCTCATGCATATTCATTGTGCTAATGCATATTCACTTATCTCATGCATATGCAGTGCCTTCCACTGCATATTCATAGCCCAGGTAAATGTATAACCTGATTGACGTCACCAGGTTAATGGACAACCCAATTGACGTCAATGCGTTAATGATCAACGCATTACGTCAATGTATATGTTTACGTTGCTAGGATACCGTTAAACATTAACCTGCTGACATGCAGGTATTTTCCCAGTTATCCATTAACCTGGACTTTGTTCTTGACGTCACGTTGCCATAGCAACGCTACCTTATAAGGAGATCCTGTTCCGGCTATTGTTATCCATTAACTAGTGGAACCATATGACGGGGCCTTCTCCCATTGGCTGCAGGTGACGTATTGCAGGTAAAACATTAGCCAGAACCTCCTATATAGGTAGGACAGGTAGGCAGTCCCTCCACAGTTCGGATCTGACTCTACAAGGGTACGGACCTCTCCGCAGAACTCCACGGTAAATATTTAATTTCTATTTTATTCGCTCTAATAAACTACTAATCAACCCAATGCTTGTGATTCTCCTCAAAATTAATGCTTATTTTCTGCTATGCGCGACCACCCCCCATGGCTACCCCCCTGTACAACGCGACCACCCCCTATGGCACCCCCCTGTACACCCCCTGTACAGGCGACCACCCCCTATGGACACCCCCCTGTACACCCCCCTGTACATTTTTCTCCATAGAACTCAATGGAGCACTACCCCATTGTCTGTAAGGACCCCCTAGCCCCCTTTGATGTGGGGACCATCGCATTCACCACTATGCAGTTCTACCACAAGTGGGCGCCATTCAAACTGGCCCCGCTCATAGAGCGGCTGTCCGATGGGATCACGTGGACCCCGGTTCTCCCCGCCCCGCTCCACAACTTGATTTCTATTCGCGTATGGGGAACACATGGTCAGAAGGCCTACTCCAATGGGAACCCTCATCGGATGTACCACGCCTTCGTGAGGGTGTGTGCTAAGGAACCCGTGACCAGAAGGCAGGCGGGGCAAATACTCCTCAGCCTATCACAGAACTTGCTCTACTTCCCTGACCGGTATACGTTCCACCCCCTTGTGATGCAACTGGGCGTGACCTGCAACACTATGGGCCTTCCGGTATATTCCGAGGCTGCCCTGAAGATGGCGCTACTGAGTATGAGAGTGTTCATAGCACCGAATACCCAGCAGGAGGCGCTAGAGGAGATGGGGAGGCTAGTACACATAGCCCCCCAGAAGACCCCCGGGACCCTCATCCATGGGGTCTTCAGTCAAGATGAACTAAAAAGTTGCCTTCCAAAAGGCATCTTTGATAGATTTTTTAACCAAACTCCCTATGTTTGTGGCTGGAAAGTTGGCAAGGAGCCAATGTGTGAAAAGTGGGCGGTGACTATCAACCCCGAAGGCTCCACCCACAATGATGACGGCACCAAGAACCCGCCCACTCTCCAGGACCTGGCCCGGGTGGGCGTGGTGGGGGCGTGTCTCAAGATGAAGAGGCGGGGCCTCGGGCCTAGGCGGTACCGCCCCTATGACGCAAAATAAAGTCAATCATTAAACTGATCCCTTTGGCTCCTCCTCTTTATGGGCGGGTGGTGGGCGGGGAATAGATGGGACAGGCTCCTCCCCTTTTCGGGACTTAGTCTCTGCGCGGGGTCTGTCAATGATTTACCCGGCGCCTCACTGGCGCCCCCTGCAGGCAGCCCGAGGCACTGACAGGCTCCGCCCCTTTTCGGGACTTAGTCTCTGCGCGGGGTCTGTCAATGATTTACCCGGCGCCTCACTGGCGCCCCCTGCAGGCAGCCCGAGGCACTGACAGGCTCCGCCCCTTTTCGGGACTTAGTCTCTGCGCGGGGTCTGTCAATGATTTACCCGGCGCCTCACTGGCGCCCCCTGCAGGCAGCCCGAGGCACTGACAGGCTCCGCCCCTTTTCGGGACTTAGTCTCTGCGCGGGGTCTGTCAATGATTTACCCGGCGCCTCACTGGCGCCCCCTGCAGGCAGCCCGAGGCACTGACAGGCTCCGCCCCTTTTCGGGACTTAGTCTCTGCGCGGGGTCTGTCAATGATTTACCCGGCGCCTCACTGGCGCCCCCTGCAGGCAGCCCGAGGCACTGACAGGCTCCGCCCCTTTTCGGGACTTAGTCTCTGCGCGGGGTCTGTCAATGATTTACCCGGCGCCTCACTGGCGCCCCCTGCAGGCAGCCCGAGGCACTGACAGGCTCCGCCCCTTTTCGGGACTTAGTCTCTGCGCGGGGTCTGTCAATGATTTACCCGGCGCCTCACTGGCGCCCCCTGCCGAGGACTAGACACTAGCTGCTCACAAGAGTGACCTCCACAGGTAGCCTTGGGTATTACAGCTGCGAGCGCCACTCCGGTTCTCAAAGGTATTGCAGCTGTGCTCCGGTTGCGAAACCGAGACCTTTGACCACATGGGCTAAACATACACCGGCTGGAGCCAACCAGTCTGCTTTCCCCCTCCTCCCCCCAACAGACTGTCACGTAACCATTCCTCTCACACCTCCCTTAGTTTATTCTTAGTTCACAAGCTGTACTCGTCCCCGTATATCACGTTAGCATATCTCATGCCCGTACATGTCTCCCATCCGCAAATAGCCCGCACAGCTTCGGAGCTAACTACAAATCTTCCCACTTTGCAAGACTCTAATAAACACCAATCATTAACGTACATCCTAAACCATTCCCCGCACGGCACGTCAGATTCATACAGTCTTTCGCGAAAATACCTCTTCAAAACTCTCTTGCATTTATGCAGATAAGAAGGTCTGAGATCAAACATAGTTAGACAGATCAACATTGTCAAGTGACAGGTACACGAACCCCCTGGTTGCAGTCCAAGACAGTAGACCATCGGATAATTCACACCCACGTTGGCAGCATCATGCAGAGGCCTCCAAACATCCTTCACGTCCCGCACCAGTTTCCAGAACACCTCCGCTCTCCTGCACCAAGGAGGCACCGCAACGCCGAACACCAGGAACAGCGGCATCCCGAATCTGCATTAATGTAAAAAAAAAAACCTCGGTTAATAGTCACCCTAACACATCTCACACAAGACACATATACCGTCACGGAAAACCGAATAAAAAGATCGGCGATACCCAGTTTTGATCTGGGGTCCTCCGGATTTTAGGTCCGACGCTCTGACAGCTGAGCTATACCGCCGATCTTGGGGATTTTCCTTTACGTGACCACAGAAATATATACCGGCGCCGCAACATCCTCTTTCCTTATTACCCAATCCTTAACGATTACGAAACCCTGTACTGATAAAAATACTTTCCTTATTGGTCAGCCAACCAATCAGAATCGACTGACTCAGCGAAACGAGTTATATAGCCACTGCCACTCCTGAAAGGTCAATAACCACCTCCCTGCCAACACAGCACTTGGTATTTTGCCAGGTGCTTTCCCAGCAACTTCCCGGTGATTCAAGGTAAATCTTTAACTAGGTCCGCACGGTATAAATACCGATGCCCCGAGACCCCGGACTGCATTCTTCTCAGCGCTCCGCAGTAGCACCGAGAGAGACTACGCTCCTCCACGCGCCATGGGAAAGGTAAGCCCGAACCCCTCTCCGAATCCTTACTTGGCTGTCCGTTATTACGCGTTTCTAATGCTCTGTCACTCTGCGCTCCTCCGCAGGCCCCGTGCGCTCTCCCCATCCTGCTGTCCGTGATCCTCGCCTCCCTGCTGACCTGCGAAGGGAACGTCACGGTTATCGGTCCGAAATCCATCACGAAACAAGCCCCGGGTCCCTTCGATACCTCCAGGGATGCCGCAAATGCTGATCTATGGTGGTACGGCAGCCACGGCTTATTCCAGCCCTTCAAGTTCCACAAGATGCCATGCAAACCCGGCGTGTACCGACGCATGTGGGACCATGGCATCTTGAGGCAGGGCCGCGAATCTAACATAATCTTTCTGGTGCACGGCTGGCACGGTGTGCAGAGCAGCTTCAAGATGTTCTTCCCCATGCTCAGGTTTCACCAGAAACTAACCCCCAATGCCGCAGTCATTCTCGTAGATTGGGGAGTGCAAGGATCTGACCAACTGGTCCTGGCACATGCCGCCACCTCCTCCGTCCAACTCAACATCACCGACTTCCTAATCGACATAGATCCAAATAAATCCAAGGTGCACTGCATCGGACACTCTCTCGGAGGCCATGCGTGTGCCGCTATCTGTCGCAGCTACTTTAATCTCCACCAGACAAAATGCCAGCGGATCGTTGCGCTCGACCCTGCCTCCATTCCATTCAAGCACAACTCTCCCTGGCAGGAACTCATAGATCGCAGAGTAAGCAAACACGATGCCGACTACGTAGCCGTCTTTCTCACCAACCGCAACCTCATGGGTCTCCACGATTTCGTGGGCGACGAGTACATCATGACTAACGGCCACGGTTACAACAGCTACAACTGTCCCAGTATCGGTAAGTGGTGGGGTCGCGTCTGCGCCCAGAACTACGCGGGCCTGGAAGTCTGCGAGAATATGGACGTCGGCACTATGATGAACTCCGCAATCATACCCCACACTAAAGACTCTTGCTCCCACATGATGGCGCTCCCCGAATTCATGAAATCCCTAGACGTGAGAACCGGGTTCTCTCTTCTGCGGTTCGAGGGCAATCCTCCCAAGAGTCACCACAAGGGTCACTTGCCCAGCGTTTGGAACGGTTACGTAGTCAGCAAGGACTATCGATATGACACCTTCTTCAATAGCGAAACCATAGTATACAGCACCCACCTGGACACCTACGGCATCCAACTCAAACCCGCGTACAGCGTCACAGCGCTAATCAGCCGCGGCTGTCAGCCCCAATTGGACAAAGCTTACCACGAACAGGTGATCAACTACGGAAGCAAGTACCAGATCATCTCCGGCTTCATGCCGTACAACGCGCATGACGGCTCCACGCCTTTCATGGAGAAAATATGGTTCTCCTATGAACCGTGCACTCTATACGCGGTCAGGCGGATGACCCAACAAGGATTCGTGAAGAACATGACCTACGGTGTCAGAGACGGCATCCCTATGCCGGGCCACACCATCGAAAACCTGTGGTGCTCAAAGTACAACTCCCCGAGCTCCCTGTACTACGGACTGTTCTACTGTAAGAACACTTACCAATACTGGCACACCAATGCATACAGATCCATGATGAGCGGATTAGCCAAGAACAGTTCCCTGCCGAGTCCCGCAGTGCCTCCTACTCAGGGCTGTCTATTCGATAACACAAATAGCACAGACCTCCTGCGCACATATCTGGGAAGCCGACATCTCAAAACAAATCAGAGAATCAACATCAAGATAACAGAAACAGATTGGCAATTCTCACTCATTCGTGTCACATTGTGGGATCCCAGCGACCGCAAAGTTCACACCCTCATGACTTACTGGGACAGCTGCAAAACCTCAACTCCTGTAAACATGCGGCTGGACCGCACCACACAATCTGTCACCATCTACTTCACCAAACCCGGCGAATACTGGATGTCGTTCTTCTTCGAATGGGAAGAAGTTAAAGTGCGCTTCAACGTTACGGCCCTCCCTACCCCGAAACCTCCGACAACTACACCCACTACCACGACTACCATAACCACGCCTGCCCCTTCATCCACAACTGCCACCACCGCGACATCTGCTAGTAGCGCAACACCTGACTCCCAAACCTCGCTGCCCACACCCTGTGACGAAAACGAAGATGAGGATTGTTGGTTCGCCAGCATCGGCGGAAACATCTACACCCCCGTCCCCTACGAAGTTCCATCTGGATCAAACGGTGACGACGACACCGACGGAGAGGTCGACTACTCCGACTTTGTGATCATCGGGGAAGATAGCAACTACAAGGAAGGCACGGCAAATCCCAATCCCACCACTACTATCCCGGAGGAGATCACCATCACCATTTCGCCCGGCACCAGGGAGCCCATGACCACGGAAGAGGAACTGATGTACACGCGGATGACTAGCAGCACCCCGTCTCCTTCCGAGAAAGCTCCGAAATCCGATGTCGAACCCGAACTCGGAAATCGCATCCCGGAGGGTATCGAGGAAGACCCATCGGAAGCTCCTTTCATCACCGTCCTAGATAATGAGATCAGAGCAGGTGCACGAGTCGGCGAAGAAAGAGATGAGAGCAGCTCCGCTCTGTCCAATCCGCAGACCACTCCGTTGGTCGCCGCCGCTATCGTGGGAGCGGTAGCCCTGGTAGCGATAGCGGTCATGGTAGCTTTTAGGAAAGGGCGAACAACTAAGAAAACCCCTCCGCGGGCCATCTATATCGCGGTTCCGCAACCCGACGTGGAACTCCCCAACGTGTAGGCAGGAGATAGAGGACCGCGGTGAAACTATGAGTCATTCGATGTATAAAATTCAATAAAACTTATTCACGCACATCCACACCTAGTCATATCTTTATTTCGCGGCACACGCCCCACACACTCGATATGAGTCAGCAATGGCGGCCACGTAAACTTCCGCCTCGGTGGTCCCTCCGCGCAACACTCCGGCGGTACCCCGAGTCAAAGGGTTCCATCCGTTCCGCGGTGACACGGACCACTAGGCACGTGACCGCGGAAGCCGGAATGAATCATCACCCTTTCGTAAAAAATCGGCAAGGGCATTCTCCGAAAAAAGCTCTGCGCGAGCCTACCCGGTATGGACATCAGACCGCTCAGATACACCCACCGACAGAGAAAGAGGAACAGACCCGCGCCCCCAGTACCGTCTCCGGAACCACCCATATGGGTAAAGTTACCGCAGTCCTCTCATCCCGCTCCTTTCGGGTCTCGCGGCACCCCTTCCGACTCCGTCCCCGCTCCGGTCCGCCTCCTCCATCCCTCGGACCTGCCCATCCCCTCGGACGCAAAATAATCCCCCTCCATTTCGGAGAGGAGATCTGCGCTCCTCCACTACCGAGAAAAAGAGGAACAGTTTCGAACCAGGAAGTTCCGCACTTCCGCGTTCGTGGCAGTAGGCGTGGCGATGATGTCATCGCCACGCCTAGCAATTACGGCTGTACTTTGCACTTCCGCGTACGTGGAAGTTTCGACCACGCCTCTAGGGCGCCGGCGCCCTCGCGCGGCGCGCGCGGGTGTCGCCGTTCACATAACTGTGCATTTTTATGCGGTATATATTGATGATG